AATCCAGCTGGAATCCTGAAGCAATCGAATTGATTGTCTTCTGACAGCGTATGATCAAAGAAGACTGCTGTCTTCATGGAATAACTTCTGAGCAATGTGCCATCTTCAAGATAATATTTGTATCGGATTCCATCAATGGTCGGAATGCTCAAAGTCTGGCTCATGAAGTACAGCCAGCCATGATCAAGCACTGACTGAATTGTCTTCCTTTCTGACCATGTTGCAAGAGCTTTCACAAGAAAGTCTCCAGCTCCGTCAGCAACATAGTCACTCATGCTAAACTGAGGAAAGTCAAAGACTGGAATGCTGGAAAGATAAGTGTGACCGATCCATGAATCTTGAAGAGCTGAAAGAGTGCCATCAATCTCATTGTAAAGTTCCACTTCATAAGCAATGCTCATGTGCCTATTGTAGTCACTGGCATTGTCCAGATCTTTGTCAGCATCCAAGGAGACCAGATTTCTCAGAATCTCTCTGATGTTGAAGTATCCTTGCAACGTAGTTGAATCTGGAGCACTCTTGAATCTTGCAATCTGATTGCCATTGTAGATCACATCCAGCACATAAAGCCAGCCAGAAGGAGTTGCTGTCACATCAGTAGTGACAAACATGATCGGATTCCCGATTGGAGTGTACAGATCTGGAGTCTGTTCAAAATATGAAGCCATTATACTTGTTCTTTTATCACTTGAATTGTTGTATCACCCACTAATTCCATGAGCTCCTGAATTCTTTGCTCTGTCAATGCTGGATCTCTAAAAGGTCTTGGCTTGATACCATACTTGAAGATGTTTTTCTGGATGTCAGATGCCTTGCTTTGAACTGCTTCCAGATCATCCATGCCAGTGAAGATCCCCTTTGAATTACCCCAGTCAATGATGGCCTGAAGTGGAGGATATTTTGATGAATAAGCGAATGGAGAATTCGGTGCTTTCTTGCTGGATCTTGCTCCTCTCACTCCATACTCCAAAAACTTCCAGTATGATTCAGCTGTGATGACAACTTGATACTGATCTCCGAATCTTTCAGCTGGAAGTGGAATGATGGACTGCCTGAGCTTCCCAGTTCCTCGGCCATCTTTGATTCCGTTTGTTGATCCCATGGAGTCAAATTGTGCTTTGAAGAGCTCAGCTTGCTCATTGCACCAGTCAAAAATCTTCTGAATTGTTTCTTCTTCAATCTTATCTGTCAAACTATCTTCAGTCAAACCAAGATCTCCAATGATGTCAGCTATGAATCTATCATTTGCCATGTTTATGGAATGCAGATTTCTTCACATGTTACTTCTTCTTTTTTGCTTCCCAGAGATCTTGAGCACTCTGATCATTCATGAAGACAATCATGTTCAAAAATTCGTATAAAGGAAGATCAAAGACTTCCTTCCATTTCAGTCGATCTCTTCCAGCAATCTTGTCAACAAAGATCAGCCAGCCATAGATCTCATGGAAGTTTGTGGATTGATCTGGAATCAGATCTCTGTCGATTTCTGTTTGCTCAAAAATTGCTCTAAAGTTTCTGACAAGCTGAGATAACTGAGCAAAAAAAAACCTGAGACTCCAAGAGCATCCACAGCTTTCATGTGCTTTCTCACAAGATCAGCTTTCTCTTTGTGCTTTGCTCCATCGTACTTCTTTGGATTGCCGATCCAGTTGACTTCTCTCAAACATGTTGCAACTATCTCATGCATCAGTGGAATGGAGTTCTCTGGATTCTTGGTGAAGTGAGCAAAGTCCACCCATTGAGCTGTGGAGAATTCATCAAACATTCTACAGATGTAGTATCTCTTCCCATCCAGCTTGACATAGAACTTGAATGGCTTGAATGGCTCTTGATTGAGCTCCTTCCTGATCACAGCATATCTCTTGAGCAGATCATCCAGATCCATCTCTTCAACATCATCCAGACTCTTGCTGTCAACAATGGCTGTGACAGACTTGGCCATGTCAATCAGCTCAAATTCTTGAGGAACTTCCATCACTGCTTGGAGCTGTTGCACAGATAGCTTGCTCCATGTTGAATTATTTTTTTTACCTAATAGCATATTTTCCTGAGTTGTTTATTCTGAATTTGTTGAGTCCGACATACATCATCCCATCCATCAAGTGATCATCCTTCTTGATTGGCTCATTGCTTCCATCATCCTTGTATCTGTATGTCGAGATCTCTCTGATGAAGTTCTTGCTCTTTGCTGTCACATGTATCTTGAATCTCCTCATGATATCAATCATCACTCTCTTCTCCTTTCCTTGTGCTGGCTCAATCCTCCATCCAAGTCTTCTCAGCTCCTCAATGGACTTTGGCTCAGCAGAATCAGCCACAATCACATCATGCTTCCTGATGCCGAGGATCTGGAGTCTCTCACTGATGTCTTGATTTGTCAGACCAGTCTCATAGATCAGCTCTTCAGCATAGATCTCTCCATCCATCTTGCAGATCTTTGACATTGCAGTTGGAGAATTCGAGAATCCAAAGTCAAGGCCATAGGCAATGAATTCAGCTGGATCAGGAATCTTCTGACAGATATCCCAGTTCCTGAAGACAAGTCCTTCCACCTTCCCAGTCAATCCCCTTGCATAAACTTTCCAGAGCTCCAGATCTTGATCCTTCAATGCTTCAATCTTTTGCCTGATTGAGTCTGGCACAAAAGGATTGTGCCGATGGTCACTGATGATCAGCTGTACTTCTGGAAGGCCGAGGAGCTTATCATGCACCCAGAATTTTGCATTCGGATTGAAATCCATGAATGTCTGATCAGTTGTCCTCATGTACAGCTCATGGAAGATCTCCTCCTCAATACCATTGACCTCATTCAAAAAGAGGAAAGTCCTCTTCCCTGACTTGGCATCTTGTCCATTGTCATAGCTCTTGAATTCCATCACAGCATCATTGACAAATGTGAAGATCCTATCACTGGCATTGTAATTCTTCACCCATTTCTGAATCTCTGGAGACTTGGCCAGAATGGTCTGCATGTCTCTCAAAGCTCCAGACTTCAGATTCGGAATGTCTTGTCCGACAATTGTGATGGTGCAATTCGCATTCTCAATGGCTTTTAAGATCAGCACCTGAAGGATGCTGTAAGTCTTCCCAGAGCTTGTGCCACCTTGATTGATCACAATCTTGGATCTGCTCTGGTAGTTTGCTTCAAAGATTGGTGAAGTCTTAAACATCCTGAATTTGATCTTCTGAAGATGCCAGTGGAATGTCACTTGCAATCACTTCAACATTGATCACTGGATCTGGCATGAGCATAGTGGTTGTGACAGATTCTTTCGGCTTTCCAAAGACTCGATCCATCAAGATCTCAATGATGTGAGCTGATCCTTTCTTTCTGTCTCTGATGGCCTTGTTTGCAATCAGATTAAGCCAGAATGGTACATCATCTCTCTTCACCAGTTCTTCAATCTGAGGAGTTGTCATTGACAGCACAGCCATGATCAGATCACTGGCATCAGCATTGCTCATTCTCACATGATGCTCTTCAAGGAAGTAACCTTTCAATTGACTTGTCAATTTTTTTGCTGATCCTCTTCGATTGATGTTTTGAGGATTGTTTTTGAATCCTCCCTTCTTGATGTTGTCAAGTCTCTTGTCTCCTTCTTTCATGGTGCAATCCTTTCAACTATTTTCTCAAGTCTGTCAACAATCATCAGCTTGATTGCAAATTCATTGCCAGTGTTGGTCGTTTCCAGAATGTCATTGACATCTCCGAGAAGATTGACAATCTGATGGTAAAAGTCAAGAGCTTCATGAGCACTCTCAATCACTTGTCCTTCTCTGAGATCATCCATCACTCCAATTCTTTAAGCTTTGCAGTTGACCATCTGAGTCCAGCTTTGCCACCCCAGAGAAGATATGAAATGAATCCACAATCTTCAGAGCTGTCAGCATCCTCATAGTAAGTCTCAGCTCTTGACAGAAAGCTCTTCATCCTCTTGATCGTTTCAATTGAGATCGGCTCTTTGTTGCTGAGTTGCTGTGCTCTGATCTTCCCAGTTCTCAAGGCACAGCGATTCCCGATCTTCTCATTCAATTCAATTCCTCTTCTGGCATTGTTCACCACTGCTTCAGGATAATCATTGAAGCTCTGGAGAGATATCATTGCATCCTTTCTGGCTTGAGTATTGCAGACAGCGAATCTGTTCACTGGATCAGGGAATTCAGTTGTCATGGAAGAATTGCTCATGCATCTGTCCAAGAATTTAGCTTTGCTTTCTCCTTGTTCTCTTTTTGGTAGTGGCATCTGGTTGAATTGTTTGAATGGTTTGCTGTTGCTTGAAAAAGTGCTTCATCACAAAGTTGAAGCTTGTGATGTGGCATGCTGGA